TTTTGTCAGAACTGACCCTGCCGGAAACATCAAGCCCGATAAGGAAAAATCCACTGAAAAAATTGACGGTGCTGTTGCCACGATTATGGCTCTGGACAGGGCTATCCGGTGTGGTTCGCAGTCCGATGAAAGTGTATATGATACGAGAGATTTAATTCTGCTGTAAGGAGTTGTGATTCATGACAGAGAAATTATTAGGCAAAATCACCCGTGCGGAATTTGGCACGGTGAAAGAATATCCGTTTCTGATTGGTCTGCAACTGAGTTTTTCCATGAACGGTTCAGGCGTTTCGGACGGTGGAAAATACACGCTGAATATTGATAAGGAGTGCAAAGTCTGGGAAGAAAATCAGCGGAGTCAGGCGGTAACTGAATATGTTGAAAATTTGTACCAGTTGCTGAATGATGCCAAAGTTAACTACGTTTCCCAGCTTGTCGGAAAGCCTGTCGAGGTTATCATAGAAGATAATTCTTTCAGTGATTTCAGAATTTTGACGGAGGTGCTGTGAAATGAAAGTAACGGTATCAGGCGGAAAAATGTCTGTGGAAGAACAAAGAGCATATATTGACCATCTGAAAAAACAGCATCCTGATAAAATCATCACGGAGCTGGAAATCAGAATTGACGGCGATTTCGTGGACTTGAAATACAGCTACGAGATTGTTCCGTTTCAGAGAATCCGCAGAATCACTGGCTATCTGGTCGGCACACTTGACCGTTTCAATGATGCCAAGTTTGCCGAAGTCGGTGACCGTGTCAAGCATGGGTGAGGTGTATTTTTATGAGCAAAAATAAATTCAGTCCGGAAATTATCGGCAAGGCTCTCGAAATTACCGTGAAGGAGCAGATAACGGAAAATGTCCTTGTTTCCCATAATTCGGCTTCCAACAACTACAGAATCCAGATTTGGAAAGACGGTGTGTCGGCAGGTGCGGTCATTCATGGTATCAAGAAATGGAATCAAATGATAAAATTATTTGAAGATTACTGCACTGACCTAAAAAAAGCCGCCAACGCTCTGGATTCCTCGGCTCATGTCACGTTGATGATTCTGAATGATTTGAACCAGTTTCAGGCACTCGCAACCATCACGGACGGTGCAACGCTGTACAATTTCATGGAGGAAAAAGCCAATGCAAAATGAAAATCTCTGTGTCTGCTGTGGTGACAGCATTCCGGAAGGAACACAGGTCTGCAACAAATGCCAGTCAAAATATGAAATCGGCTGGGGCGACAGCATCATGCAGAAAGTGTATGAGAAAGGTTTTCGTGATGGTCAGCAGGATATTCTCGTTTCTGATAATGCCTATAATATGACCGTGAAAGTCAGCCGTTCTGAACTGAGGGAGCTTTTCAGCGAGGTGTTCCATGAAACGATGGGAGATTTTCTTCTTCCGCTGAACGAAAAGCTGAAAATCGTATGCAGTCACTGCATCATGGATTTGGTGGATTCTCCGGTTTCTCCGAAATATCGATGCCATATGGCAGAAAAGAACTGTGAAAACTGTATCTCCGAATGGCTCAGTGAGCTTTCTGCTGATGAGGCATAATATCCACAAATAACAGACTGATTTTTGGCAACAGTTCTGCTTGACTTATTCCGGCAGGTGTGGTAATATGGTGCATACCGGAACAACCGGAAAATCAAACTAAATGGAGGAAAACTGCCATGAAAAAAGAAACAATTGAATACTTCGAGAAGATGCGTGATGTGGTCGTCAGACACGATGACAACGGCACAGAGCAGCCTTACAGCATGGGCGCACTGAATGCCTACCGCTGCTACGAGGACAGCGACATCAACCACAGTACAGTGGACGGAGAATTCGTTCTGGAATGCGAAGCCGCACCAAAGACAGAATTCGCTGAGGACTTCCTGAAAACGCTCCGTGAGGCTGGTGCAGAAGAAGTTATTTTCACCAACGACAGCGGACTGATTGATTTTCTGCACAGAATGAATGCACTCGGCTGTACGATTGACCAGACCTGCACTGTCCGGAAGAAAATTTTCAATATCGATGAGAAAACTGATTACGGTATCCGTCTGAAAATATAATCCGCTTTTTCCTATGATTCTTCCGATAAAGAAACGGCAGTCCTGCGGGGCTGTCGTTTCTGGTGTATATTACACAACGGGCAGCCTTGATTTTCCTCGATATTTCTGTGCTTTTAGATACTTGCTATTCTCCGGAAAATGTGGTAATATAGCATACAACGGAAGGGCGGAAAGCCCACCGAATAAAAAACCAAACGGAGGAAACCATAATGGAAACAAACAGCTACTTTGCAGAAATGAGAAGAGAAATGGAAGCAAATCCTAAGAAAAAGTGGACAAACGGCGAGATTGCCGCCTACCATGTTTACCACGACACAATCTGCTATGGAAGCAACTGCTACGAATGCGACAGCCTCCCCTGGGAGCGTGACATTGAGGATTTTGTGACAACGCTCCGCAGAGCAGGCATTGCAGAAATGGCAGTCACCGACCACAGCACGGGGTTGATGGACAGACTGCACAAACTTGCTGAATACGGTGCAATGGTGCAGGGAATATGCAAAGTGACAAGAACGACTTCATGGGGCGATATTGAAACAGTAAACGGAATCGCAGTCAGACTTTAATCCAGCGGCACAGCCCTTCGGGGCTGTTTACCGTCACGTTCGCCTGTGCGGGCTTTTCCGGCTTGGTGCGGATAACCTGCCCCTGCCGGAAACTGCCCCGGAGAACGGCTGTCCGAGCCTTTGTGCGGAAAGTGTATACTACACAACAGAAAGTCGTCATTTCCCTCGATATTCTGTGCTTTTAGCCGCTTGCTATTCTCCTGAAATTATGTTAATATAGCATACAGCGGAAGGCAGAAAGCCTGCCGGAATAAAATCTGAAGGAGCGTTTTTATGAGGACAGTGAAACTTTACAGCAACCCTGCGGTAATTCTTGCTGGTGAGCGTGAGATGTATACACGCAGTGCGGACGATTATGAAGAAATTCTCCGTTCTGCCATAGAGGGTGAACACATCGACCTGAATGAATTTGCCGATGACCTGAATGCTGAACCGTTCTACGGAAAGATTCAGGAAATCAGAATGACCGTGGAACGATACCAGAAGCACGTTTATGCTGTGGCGGTCTGCACGGTATCAGACAACTGGAACGATACTGATGATACCCCAATGCTGAAATGGTTCATGAACATTGAGTATCAATATGGCTGGGGTGCTGAATTTGACGGAAAGACACTTCATACTTTCAAGCAACCGGAGACTTTTGAAATGACTGCTCCCAACGGGGAACGTTTCATGCACACCTGCGACATGGAGTATGAAATTCACCTGATGTTCTGGCACACCATGCTGAAATTCCAGACCGAAGAAGAATTGAAAAAATAATTGATAAATCCAGCTCTTCCGCAAGGGGGAGCTGTTCTCATATACATTTATAATAGGAGTGATTTTGATGGGACTTTTTTCAGGATTATTCAAATCCCGTGACAAACCAAAGGACAGCTACGACAGTCCGTCCTACACTTATTTTTTCGGACGGACTCACGCAGGAAAGCGAGTCAATGACCGCACGGCATTACAGCAGATTGCCGTTTATGCTTGTGTGAGAGTTTTATCAGAGGCGATTGCACAATTGCCGCTGCATTTATACAAATACACCGATAAGGGAAAAGAGCGAGTGCCAGAGCATCCGCTTTATTTTTTGCTTCACGACCAGCCAAATCCGGAAATGACCTCTTTTGTGTTCCGTGAAACGCTGATGTCACATCTCTTGATTTACGGAAACGCATTTGCACAAATCATCCGAAACGGCAGAGGTGAAGTTCTCGGACTTTATCCGCTGATGCCTGACAAAATTCGTGTTGACCGTGACGAGCAGAACAGGCTCATCTACAAATACAGCCGTTATGATGAAGCAAATCCAAATATCAAGGAGCAGGGAGAAATTATCCTTCCTGCGGAACAGGTTCTGCATATTCCGGGATTGGGATTTGACGGACTTGTGGGCTATTCGCCTATCGCTATGGCGAAAAATGCCATCGGCTTGGCGGCGGCTTGTGACGAGTACGGTGCGACATTTTTTGCAAATGGTGCAAGTCCGTCGGCAGTATTGGAACACCCCGGAGTTATCAAAAATCCGGAGCGTGTCCGTGATGCATGGCGGAAAGCCTACGGTTCAGGAAATGCCCATAAAGTAGCAGTCCTCGAAGAGGGTATGAAATACACTCCG